TGAGGCTCCGACACCAAGGGAAACACCCGCTCCGACTCCGAACGCTGCAGAGACACCGGCTACGACCGGCGGAAGTGATGATGACGAGGATGATACTCTGAGTTACTTCCAGAAGTTGGCAGCACAGGACTAACTATCCCGCCGATACAATAACCATAACATAATAATAAGGTTACACACCCCTCCGCAATGGAGGGGTTTTTTTATGGTGCGAAGCCCGCAGCCATCATGGTGTCCGACATGTTATCGGGTGTCGACGATGCAGACGGACGATTCTGTACAGTCGTATTAGAATTATTCGTTACATTATTTGCAACATTCACACTACTCTGACTTGACTGTGAGGCATTACCTGGCGTGGAAGCGGCTTGTCTGTCAGCCTGCGCTCTTTCAAGTCCTACGTCCTGTGTGTTTTGGCGCGTTCCACCGACACTTGGTTGCTGCCCACCGCGCTGTGATCGTCTGGTATTTCCAGAGCTTGTAGCACCACCATTAGGCATAGGTGGACCACCACCTTCAGGCTTTTCTAACAGTGTACCTGCAATTTTCTTTGCTGCATAACCACCAAGAAAATAACCACCAACACCACCGGCAAGAGTTCCTGCAATTGTTCCTAGTCCTGGAAAGGCAAGCGTACCAAGTATTGCACCAAGTTTAGCACCTCCGGCTCCACCTAATGCACCACCGAGGATTCTTGCAAGCTCTTCCTTCTTTTGTTCTGGTGGCATTTCGTCATCACTTGCCAACATAATACCTTCGACACCAGCAGCCAGTACGTTAAGCCCTGGGACACCTCGAATAAACTTTGCAAACTTTAATAATTTAGGATATCGAGCGGCTGCCTTAGCCATACCACCACCGCCGCCTGTCGATGCAGGAGCCTTTGGTACACGCACCTTGGTTCCACCGCCTGGTCCACCTGGTCTTGGTGGAGCGCCACTTGGTTTCGGAGAACTTCCACCGCCTAATAGATTTTTTACCGCAGAACCGGCAGCAGTGGCACCGGCAGCAGCCGCGCGACCTCTTCCTCCACCAAGAGCCCTTGCCACACTTGCTGCACCACGACCCGCCGCTTTTGCTGCCGTGGCTGCTGATGTTGCAACTATTCTACCCGCAGTCGCTATTGACTTACCGACGCTTGATATACCTGTTCTAACTTTTTTGAATGCTGCTCCTAATATGGCTCCCGCGCCAGTAATTTCAAGAAACTTTTCTTTCAGTTTGTCAAATATACCAAGGGTCTCATCTGCATTGGTTTCATCATCCGCTACATCAGCAGCACCTGCACCGGTGGCGCCTACACCAAGTCCAGCAGCTGCCGCTCGACTTTTTTCTCTGCGGGCCTCAAGTTCATCAAGTCGCGAACCTTGCATTATTGTAACAAGATTCTCGATTAATTTTTGAGTATTTAATGTGTTGGTGCTTATTTCGGATAAAGTTTTATTTTGCTCTGATGTAGCTTTTTCAAGATTTTCATTCTTTTTATTTGCTGTATCTTTGTTTTTGCCGGTCTTGCTCTTTTTCTTTTTATCGTCATCTTTCGAGAAAAGACCCTTTGCGTAACTAGCGGCAGTCGGAGCCTTTTTTATGGTACTTGTGACGCCTTTAAGCAATGTACCCGTAAATGGGTCCATCGATGCAGCTATTGTATCTGGTACATTTTTAAGAGTACCTTTTATATCACCTTTAATACCTTCAATCTTTTTATTTACACCACCACGAATATCAGTACCGACCTGTGATACCACATTTTGAAACCTACCGGTTGATTCGGCTGTTTCTTCCTGCTGCTGAATAAGGTCTTTTAGAACAAATGACTGTTGCTCCATCAGTTCCATATTCGTGTTTGCAATCGTTCCATCAACCATGGCTATTTTGTGCTCTCTTGGCTTCTTTTTCTAGCTCGTTTACTAAAAGCGATACGTAAACTTCCCTTTCCCACGGCATCATGTTATCAAGTTCTGTAAGGCTATAATTGTAATTGTATGTCAATTGAAAGTTTACCTTGTAAAAACTTACTAATGATTCATGAGAAAGGGCTATCCGAAAAAATTGGCGAACCCGCTCAGTGAATTTTCACCGTGGTAACCACATGACTGACAGTTATGATCATATAGTACACTCACTGTAGGTGAATCCTCGACGAATTTCTTAATGTCTTCAAACTGAGTAGAGCTTAACGAATCAATAAAGTCCATCAATTCTTGTTTCGAGTGGTCGCTCGTGTCATAGATTTCATCACCGCTATAAATTTCCGTAATTGCCGCAACTACAAGTTCGTACGCAAGATCAACGTCAGACTTATTATTATCTATTAATGCAAGAGTTTTACCGATTGATGGATATGACATCCGAACCTTAATATTATCATCGATCGATCTGATGTAGTGTTCTTTATCCTGAGGCACATCGACCTTGACATTATTTAGATCTACTGTAACGTTTGAAAACTCTCCGCACTCTGGGCACGCCGAATTAATCTCTGAGGTCTCACCAACTGATTTTGATCTCAGGCTGGTAAAAAAGTATTCAAGATCAAACATCGTCATGTTATCTTCATTCAGTTTACCGTCTGTGCAAGATTCAATTACCCGCTTAACGGCATCAATCATGTCAGAGTTATCCTCTGACTCAAGAGCAAGCATCAGAATTTTTTCTTCCTTTACAAGATACGGTCTGTATTCTATTTGTTCACCCGTCGAAGGAAGTTTTAATTTATGTTTTAGTGTTTCAACCTTAGGTAGCGCCATTCATCAATTCTCCAATATTATGAAATAATTTCCCAGTTATCGTATGAAAATTCCGTTGATACACGGATCACCTCATTCTCATTTCCATTGCCTAATTCAAGAGCACTTAACGTTGTAGGAAATGCATTCTTGAGTTTTACCTTTTTTTTAATCTCACCAGCATTATCGAGATGCTGAATCTCGATGTCCTCAGTGTACGTATTCTTAAAGTTTACGGTATAGTCACGAGTACCTTCGATATTACCAATGACTCTATTATGCCACTCGTAAATAAAGTCCCATGTCTCCCAGTCGTTTGTGAGGAGAAATGAGATTGGTAGATCTTCTTGACCAAATGCATACGCTACCTTTTGTGTCTTCATATCGACGAGACGCTCGTTCGTAAAGATCTGGCGCCCAGGCCAACCCACCGAATCGCAGAGAATCATCATCTCGCCCATTCTCGTATGGAAAAATACGCGATACTGATTTGATCGAGCAAGACCAGATTGAATTGTAGCCTTTAATACGTCGGTAGAAAATGCCATTTTAGAACATTGCCTTTGATTCTGACCAGACCTTACGGTTCGAAGCCTTCTTAAATGATTCGGTCGGCAGAAACATTGCTATTGACCATTCAGGTGCATCAATCTCGACGATATTTGATTTTACCTGACCAGTCAGATACCGCTTGAATGTAGGAGCGAATGCACGATACTTGGCAGTCGAACTTAAAAGAGCATAATTGATCTTAAGTCTTGTCGTCCGATCATATTTTTTATTGTTTGCCGTATCGAGTAGCGCGTCAAATAATTTTGCACGCTGCGTCGGTGACAGATAATGGAGATTGAGTCCATAAAATCCACCAGGAGCAGACTCGACGAACAAGATCAAAGGAAAAGTATCGTAATACGGAAGTGAATCCTTTGTCTTTGGATCATAGAAAAATGTATACATCTTGCCCGCAGCAGGTCCTGAAACCTGCTTAAGGCGGTCGTCTGATATCACATCCATTTTATTGACATCTGTGAGACCGCGCGACTTCTGACGAAACCAGTCTCTTGCTTTTTTGGTACCAGGGCGGAGACCTTCGCGAAATGCAGCAGCCTGTAATTCTGTAAAGAGTGACATATAGATCCTTTCGAATTGTTAGTTCTATTTATAAAGACTAACGAATTATTTTGATGCCCATGGATTTGAGAGTATCCTCGGTCCATACCTGGAAATGCCATCCACGGTCAGCAGCAAATTCTGATGCCGCTTCCCATTTTGATTGATTTTTAATGTATGTGAGTGATTCTTTAATGTATCGACGCGTCTTTCGCTTTGGATCCTTGGGTGGTTGTGTTTGTTTCTTTGGTTTAATCTCGACGATATACGTTTTACCATCACGAGTCTTGAACCAAAGATCCATATAATAGCGGTGAACTTTATTGTCCGTACCACAAATATAGGGCACGACCACCTCTTCTGAATTCCATGCGACGATATTCGAGTTTGCGTCGATCCAGCGAAACGTATTTCGTTCCCACAATGATCGGTATACGATACCTTTGACATCACCGACATACTTTTGAGGATTTTTCGGTGTAAATTTACCACGGTAGGCCATATAAATAATCCAGACAATTACACTTTATGGTATTTATCCGATATGGCGAACCTACGTTTTCCTGAGACACTCGATGGTGAATCATCCCCTTGGATTTTATTTGCCGCTCAAAAGCCGTCGTACGACAGAAGAGGCGGAGATGTAAAAGAATCCGGAACAGGTGACTCGGTGGGACTTTATTTTCCGACCGGACTTACGGTTTCAGACGAATTAAACTATGATACCGGCGAACTTGGTCTGTTAAGTAATGCGGCGATCAACAGAATATCGTCTGGTGAAGGTGCTGCCAGAAGTACAACTGATAACATTATAGATCTGGTTACGAGTACAGCAAAAGAAGGTACCGCCAATGCAGGTCGTAGGTCACTGCGAAAATTAACAGGTATCGCAGGCGCTGAATCCGCATATAATCGAGCCACTCAGACAGTCACTAATCCACAGGAGTTCATGCTCTTTAATTCTCCTGGTATGCGGTCCTTTTCATTCTCGTTCTCTTTTCTCCCTCAGTCACAAAGTGAGGCAGATA